CAAAATGTGCAAAGGTGACAAGGAGTTCTTACCTGTAACCCTGGAGGCAATGGCTGCTTATCTTGAGGGTTCAGTTACGGAAGTACTTCACCCTGTAGGTCTTACACAACTTACAAAAAGATTTGCTTCTCACTTGACATCCGCAGAACAGGTAGCCACTCTAGCTGACATGGGGGCGGGAAGAGAAGAACTCGAATCCTGCACCAATCAAAAACAACGGAAAGAATTATTCCGCAAACTAACCAAAAATAAATATGAGTAATAAAAACCTACATCAAAAACTACAAGGGATTCAATCATCCCTCAAAGCTCCAAAAGGGCAGACTAATAAATTCGGAGGGTATAAATACCGCTCCTGTGAGGACATCCTTACTGCACTCAAACCATTACTTGCTGAATGGGAATGCTCACTTATCATCCACGATGAAATGGTAGAGGTCGGTGGTCGTGTCTACGTCAAGGCTACCTGTGAGTTACTTGATTCAAATGACTCAAATGCTGTTGTCAGTTCAACTGGGTTCGCTCGTGAGGCTGAGGTCAAGAAGGGTATGGACGATGCACAGATTACTGGTTCAGCTAGTAGCTACGCTCGTAAGTACGCATTGAACGGACTGTTCGCTATTGACGATGTCAAGGACGCTGACGCTACCAATACACATGGTAAGTCCAAAGCACCTGCACAAGAAGGATTCTAGATATGCTTTACAGTACAGATAGCATAACTTATCTACTTGACGAGGTTTACAATATACTAAGTCAAAGAATTGATAATGAGACAGACCTAGGTTCTAACCTTGATATTGTCAGAGCAGCTACATTAATTGAAGCTACGACTGAGATGCTTAAACCGAATCGCAATCAGCCATTAACGGAATCTAAAAACTAATTTCACCCATAACATAAACAACCTAATATCATGGAATACGATAATACAAACTCAGGTACATTCTTCGTGAATGACCGCAAGGACAAACCTAATCACCCTGACTACTCAGGTAAGATTAATGTAGAAGGTAAAGAGTTCTACCTCAAGGGATGGAAGAAGACCGCCAAGACTGGCACTAACTTCTTATCCTTGGCAGTTAACCCTGTCGATGGTAGTGCAAGCAAACCTGCGACCGAGCAGCCCAAAGCTGCTACCGCACCGACCAATGACGACTCTCCGTTTTAATGGAGAACGAACGTCAGTTCGATAAGGAGTGGTGGGAAGAGTTTCGCAATGCAGAAGTGCAAGCGATTCTCGACCTGACCGCCAATAAGAACAATGACTACACTGGTGGCGTTGACTGCGATAACCCCTTCGCAAACTTCGACAAGTCAGTTGAGTTCGGTGTTCATCCTCTTACTGGCATCTGCGTCAGAATGCAGGATAAATTCCAAAGGGCAAGAGCTCTTTGTGCTGATGGTTCGCTCAAGGTTAACACCAAAGGCGACCAATCCCAGGACATCTTCCGTGACCTAATTGGTTACTCGTTGATAGCCATAGGGATGCTGAAACGAGAGCAGGACTCGTAGCTAGGTATGATAGAATGCTTGTCCTTCACAATTCGGTGGAGGGCAAGTAATCTACATATGAATCAATACAACAAACAACACAACGAAATGAATAAAATCCAAGAAGCAACACAAGTATCCTTATCAATCTACAATGAGATTGACAGCTATAAAATGCCAGAGGAGAATCGTGTAAAACATAAAGCTCTGGGTCAAGTTCTTCGTTCGTTGGTAGAAATACTTGAAAATGAACGACTTACTGATTCACAACCAGCCGCATAGCGAAGAAGCTGAGGACAAACTAATCGCTACCTGTCTTATTGACGGGGACAGTTCTGTATATGATAGCGTCAGCCAAGTGGTTGATGTTGATGATTTCTATACGCTCAGGGGCAAGCTAGTATTCCAAGCATTGGGGGACATGGCAGCCGCTGGTGAATCCTTTGAGGACTTAACGCTCATGGAGCGTCTAAAGGCTTCCAAGGGTCTTGACGAGGTCGGAGGCATAGCAGGTATCATGGCTATGGCTGGAAGGGCTTGTATGGTGTCTCAGGTGGACTACTACGCAAACGTAGTCCTTGAGAAGTCAAAGCTACGTGAGCTTATGCGTTCGTGCCGTGTCGCTGTCGAACAGGCAGAGTCCGAGTCCGTAACGTATGACGTTATACGCAGTAACCTTGAGACTGAGATAACATCTCGACCAAGCGAGGCAGTAAACCAAGCTAGTATATCAAACTCAGCTAAGGAACTGATGGAAGAGATTAAGCAAATGCAGGATGGTACTTACGTACCTGACGTAGTTAAGACTCACCTCGGTCGTCTTGATGAAATGCTAGGCAATCGTGGTATCGCAGCAGGTGAGGTTCTTACCTTGGCGGCTCCGACATCATGCGGTAAATCCGCACTTGCTCTGTATATTGCATCGCAGTCAGTAGCCAAGGACAACACTTCATGTGCCGTATTCTCACTTGAGATGCCACAGAAGCAATTGACCAAACGTCTACTGCAGGTAATATCAGGAGTAAACATGATGACTATTCTGGATAACACTGCTAATGATTCAGAGAAGAAGCGTGTCCATGAAGCTACTCAAAAGCTTTATAATGATATGCCAATCTTTACTTCTCATAGCGTCAAGAGTGCTGATGACCTAGTTAGTCAAACAAGACAATTCGTACAGAAGAATGGAGTAAAGCTAGTAATCATTGATTACCTGCAACTTATCCCATTTAGTTCTAAGATGGGTAAAGCTGAAGGCATCGCTAGTATCTCTCACAAGATTAAGCAGATGGCTTTGGACTTGAACATCGCAGTTATTCTACTGGCTCAGGTTAACCGAGAAGGTGCTAAACGTGGACCACTAGAACTGTATGACCTCAAGGACTCAGGCGACATCGAGAATGATGCTGACGTAGTTCTTTTAATGTATCCGTCCAAGGGTTCTGTAGAAGAGTCCAAAGACACCGACCACAAGGGAGCATTTACATCGCTTAATTATAAGCTAGCCAAGAACCGTGAAGGTGAGCGAGGCATTGGCTGCTTCTTTAAATTCTATCACTGCACAGGGAGATTCGATTAATGAAAACACTAGAAATAATATCAAGGACAATTAAATTCAAAGGCATTAAAGTAACCTGCCATTCTGACGGAAGTATTACTCGCTATAACAAGGCTTCAGGTAAATCCAAGAGGGGGTTCGGTTACATCAGCAATAAGGGATACGCAAAAACCATTTTGGATGGAAGTCATTACTTCATTCACGTTATAATAGCAGAAGCATTTATCGGAAAACATGAATGCAAATTTCAAGTTGACCACATTAATGGAAACAAGCTAGACAATAGACCTGAAAATCTAAGGTATTTAACTGCATCAGAAAACAGAAGAGCATTCCAGTCCAAAAGAAAAGGTACGTCATCTCAGTACAGAGGGGTATGCTGGGACATCAGCAGAGAAAAATGGAAGGGTATGTGCCGTGTCAAAACAGGCGAAAACGAAAAAAGAAAAAGTACCAAATACTTTGATGATGAAAAAGACGCAGCAATAGCTCGTGACAGGATTGCCTTTGACTTTGGATTCCCTCAGGAAGGTCTAAATTTTCCTGACTTATTCATTGACAAATACAATCAGAAATACCATGTTCAGGGTATGGATAATGTTAATGAGAACCTCGAAAGAATTCAGACACAGATTGAAATGATTCGCTCTGAATCACGCTTACTTTCTTACCGCATTGACCGAATGATTGAACAGCGTAAAAAACTTTCCGAGGAGAAACGCCAGCTTAAGTTGAGGCTGGAACTGCTAGGTGTATAATACGTAAGAGGTAAGACAGTTGAGTAATCGCTGTCGGGAGTTTTGTATTTTTTCTCCCTATTAAATCCTCATTGTGTGATAAAGGTAGCCTCGTCCCTTATTGTTGGGGGACGGGGCTTTTTATTACTTAGAGAAGAAGTCCCTGAATGACTGAATGCCAATCATCTGTTCTTTTACCCTTGGAGTAAGTATACCTTTTTGCTCTAGGCTCTGAAGGTAAGCAGCAGCTTCCTGCCTATCCATTTCCTGTATCTGTTCAGTAAAGTATCTAGCACGTACAATAGTTGACTTTGATTTCATGCCTCTGTCAACAGGAGTAATACCAGCAGCTTCATCATTTACAAAATCACGAACCCTACGAACTACTGATTCGTCAGCCTTGGGGTCAGCTATCATCTTCTGTAGAATATCTCGTTTCGCTTCAGGTGTTTCAGCGTTCTTGAATTGAGTCTTGTAATTATCAGATATTAGTCGTGAGCGTTGTGACTTTGTGTTCTCCTGCTTTTCTATTGATTCCAATGACTGAGCACGACCAGTTCTGCGTTCAAAGGCTTGAGCGTATGTCTCGCCATAGAATCTACGCATTATTGGAATCTCGGAGCGTGTTACTTTTTCTCCGTTCCATCGCTTGGATGTAGCATTGAATAAACGCTT